CCGAACGTACAGCAGTGCTTTATTCAAGGTATTAACTTTATCTTGCAAGCTATCCATCATTCTAAGTAAGGGTATATTATGAAACTAGTCTACCGTTCTCCTAAGCTGTTCAAACACGCTGGAGTTTATCTTGGAGTGTTTGGTAAGTTCTATCGTCTAGTTAAGATCGGTGAGCACTGAGCTAATCCTTGTGTTTTAGTAGGCTATTTAGCTAGCGGTTGACTCTGCTGGTTAGATAGCCTACATTTGCTACATCGACAACCAAGCAAGAACAAAGTTCTTTTGCTTACTTACCCTCAAGGAACTGAAATGAAAATTGCTAGGCTACACAAGACGAGACCCTGCTTGAAAAAAGCCCCTGATTGTGACCCTAAGCTTAAGGAGTTTATTGAAATGCTTGCTAATCTAATAAAATGTCAACCAGTAGTTATTACAGCCAATCAACCTCCGCGTTGCTTGAAAAAGCAGAACAACTAATTAAATCCGCTAAAGGAATTAAGTAATGAAAACCAAACACCTGATCGCTGCTGTAGCAATGCTTGCTTCATCGGCTAGTTTTGCTGCTTGCATTGAGAGTCTGCAGTTTGCCCACGATAAACAGCTTCACGCAGCCGGTAGTGCTGTGCTAGCATCTGCTGCTACGCTAGCTACTGACGATCCAGTCAAAGGCTTTGCTGCGGCTATGGCTGTAGGCATCGCTAAGGAAGCGTATGACAAATACTCAGGTAAAGGCTGCGCTAGCTACGCCGATGTAGCGTATGATGCGCTTGGCGCTGCTGCTGGGGCTTATCTGACGTACAAAATAAAGAACTGGTACGTACAGCCTAGCCGTAACGGTGTTAAGATCGGTTATGTTGTCGGTTTTTGATTGGAGTAAAAATGTCTGAATACAAACGTACAATTGAGATCACTGCTTACCATACACCAGAGCATAAGCCTTGCTGTGCTTTGGATTTTAACTCCGGGAAAGTCTGCAAGTTTCTAGCTACAACTAGGTTTGGTACTGTTGATGTATGCCGACTAAATAACCAAGAACTACGGCGCGGGGATTACGGAACAGGCTATCTGGTTCCTACAGATAGTTGTATTGTTTGGAGCAAGTAAGCATGAAAGACAACGTGGTAATCTGGCTTTGGCCTTGTGGTACTTGGACTGACGATAAGCGCGAGTTTCTAGATATGATCTGCTATAAGTCCGATGATTACGAAGTTCTTAGATTGTCTGAAGAGCAATACCTCAAGTTTGTAGATACAGGAGTTATTGATGCTGACTAAGCTAATTAACTGGCTTAAACACCTAGACTGCAAGCACGATTTTGTAGTTCTTGAATGCAGACGCTATATCGACACTAGCTGGCAGAGCAGGCTACCAAGTACGCACTATGCAGCTTATTGCAAGCATTGCGGTAAACAAGTAGCAAGTCATATCTACGGAGTAGTTATTAGTCCTGAGCAGCTAAAGCAAGCGTTAGATATTACAGGCAAGCCAATTCAAGGAGTTTAATTGAGCAAACAAGCAAAGGAGCGTAGTTAAATTGAGCACGTTTATCGGGCATGGAAGCTGTAGTTCATGCGGTAGTAAAGATAACTTTGCTAGTTATCGTGATGATGACGGTAGCGTAAGCGGGCATTGCTTCGGCTGTCAGTTCACGATTCCTAGTCGAAGGTGGCTTTCAGAGCATGGTGATGAGACACCCAGCAGTAATACAGTAAGTATTAAAACAGCAGCATCTAGTGCATTTCAACCAAAGGAACGAACAGTGACTAAAGACTTTATTACTCCAGAACAAGCCCTGGAAATTAAGCAAAAAACCCAAATTTCAGCTAATGATTATCGCGGTATCCGTGATGAAACTCTGAAGTTTTATGGGGTTCGTACTGAAGTTAATGATGACGGTGAAGTTAAGGCTCGATACTATCCAGTCACAGTAGAGGATAAGCTCTCTGGTTATAAAGTACGCGAACATCCTAAGCAGTTCTACGCAGTTGGTAACACCGGAAATGACTGCGATCTTTACGGAGCGTTTCGATTCCGCAGCGGTGGCAAATACCTAATGATTGTTGAGGGTGAAGAATGCGCCGCAGCGGCTTACCAAATGTTCAAGGATTATTCGGCAAGTAAACAGAGTGACTTTGTTACCGCTGTAGTTAGTATTACTACAGGTGCTGGTAATCCAGCAAAACAAATTGCAAACAACTACGATTTTCTAAATCTGTTCGATGTTATTGTTATCGCAATGGATAAAGACGAAGCTGGTCAGAAAGCAGTAGAGAAGATTCTTCCGGCACTACCTAAAGGTAAAGCTCGTATTTGTACATTCAGCAAGTACAAAGATAGCAATGAGTACCTGATTAACTCGGCACAGAAACAGTTTATTGCTGATTTCTACAACGCTAAAGCGTTTATTCCCGCTGGTGTAGTTTCTTCAGCATCGTTGTACGATAAAATTCTTGAAGAATCCGTAGTTGAGAAAGTACCATTCCCACCGTTCCTAAAGAAACTTGAGCAGATGCTTGGTGGGGGCCTGATTTTGGGCCATATTTATAACATCGTGGCGATGACGTCAGTGGGCAAAACCGCTATCTGTAATGAACTTATTTACTATTGGATTTTTAACTCACCGCACATGGTTGGTGTAGTTTCAATGGAACTAAGCAGCGCACAATACGGTGAAACAATGCTTTCTCGACATATCCAAACAAAGCTAGCTCGGTTATCACCAGAAGATAAAAAGCTACAGCTTGAGTCTGACTCTGTACGTGAGAAAGGTAAGGACTTATTCCAGAAAGAAGACGGATCACCACGGTTTTATCTAGTAGATGATCGTGATGGTACAGTAGCTCAGATTCAGGAAGTAATTGAGCAAATGGTTATTTCTGCTGGAGTAAAAGTAATTGTTGTTGACGTTTTGCAGGACTTGATCGAAGGTATGTCAAACGAAGAACAAGGGTTGTTCATGAAATGGGTCAAGTCTGTAATCAAGTCTCATGGTGTATCGTTTATTCTAGTAAATCACACACGCAAAAAGCAGAACGGAGATGAAGGATTTACAATTACTGAATCAGACGTAATGGGTGCATCGCAGATTACTAAATCCGCTAGTGCGAATATTCTACTGAGTCGTAATAAGAACGCAGAATGCGAGATTGAAAAGAACACAACTACAGTTACTCTAGCTAAGTCTCGAATTACTGGAGATACTGGTCAAGCTGGTAAGATTTACTACGATAAGTACACGCATGTAATGCATGATTTTGATACTTATTTTGAAAATAATCCTACAGCTAGGGTAGAGAAGCCAAAGCAAGCAATCGACTTCTAAATAACGCAGCCTTCGGGCTGTTTTTTACGTTTGTGTCTACCAAAGTCTAAGCAACCATGCTAGACTCCTGCTCAACCGACACCGCAACTAATCGTAAAGGAACTGCATGACTACAGACATTAGCTACATTGACGGAGACTTCATATACGATCTAGAAACGTATCCAAACTGCTTCACAATGGCTATTGTTAGGGCAGATGGTAAGCACATGCATGTGTATGAAATCTCAGATCGTAAAAACGAACTAGAGCAGATGCTTAATTGCTTCCGAGTAATTCGACAACGGAAGTTCCGGATGGTTGGGTTCAACTCATTGCAGTTTGATTATCCAATTGTGCATGAAATCCTTCTAGGAGCCGCCAAAGCAAAGCAGCAAGGGGTGCAGTACCAAACTACTGCTGCGAAGCTCTACAAGCTCGCTATGAAGCAAATTGAGTCGTTTAAGGGTGACGGCTTTGGTCATACCGTGAAAGCTGATGAGGTTATTCTCCCGCAGTTGGATTTGTTCAAGATTCATCATTTTGATAACAAAGCGCGTGCGACTAGCTTGAAGATGATTGAATTCAACATGCGCGCCGATACTATTGAAGACCTTCCGTTTCCTGTAGGAACTAAACTTACATCGGATCAGATTGATACGCTGATTAAATACAACAAGCATGATGTAATGATGACGCTTGCGTTTTATCAGAAGTCTATTCCAGCTATCTTGTTCCGTGAGCAGCTAAGTAATAAATACAGCCGAAACTTCATCAATCATAACGATGGTAAAATTGGCAAGGATTACTTCGCCATGAAGCTAGAGCAAGAAGGTATTAAACTTCGTAAAACAGATCAGCACGGCAAGAGCACGTTGATTCAATCAAAGCGTGATAGCGTTGACTTGGGCGAATGCTTGTTTGACTACTATGACTTTTCACGACCCGAGTTTGTAGCTGTTAAACAGTGGTTCAGCACTCAGCGTATTACTGAGACTAAGGGGGTGTTCAGCGATATTGAAGAACATGATCTAGGTGAGGTAGCACAATATGCAGAACTAACCACAAAGAAGCGCAAGTTCAAACAGAAGCCTACAGACTCAGAACTGCAAGAGTTTAAGCAAGAGCACCCATTAGGTTGGATTGAAACAGAACAACTAAAAGCTACCGAATACTTGTTTGATGCTAACGGTCAGCATGTAATGGAGTACCCGCTTGATGCTGATGGTTCACCAGACTTTACCAAGAAGCAAAAGAAAGCCAGAACACCAAAGCTATCATATTGGGGTTGCTGGAAGATTGCTGAGACACTGAACGTGGTGGTAAATGGATTCAGGTTTGATTTCGGTGTTGGTGGGATTCATGGTAGTCTGCTGGATACTAAAGTTAAGGAAACCAGTAAATACGCAGTGGTGGATGCAGATGTTGCATCTATGTACCCCAACATTGGTATTTCAAATCGAGTCTATCCTGAACACCTTACTGCACGGTTCTGTGATATTTACGAGGATGTTTACAACCAGCGTAAGAGCTATCCAAAATCAGCACCAGAAAACGGTATGCTGAAGCTGGCGTTGAATTCTGTGTACGGTGATAGTAACAACAAGTTTAGTGTGTTCTATGATCCTAAATACACTATGACAATTACAGTCAATGGTCAGCTATCACTTTGCCTGCTTGCTGATAAGCTGATGCAAATTGATGGTCTGAAGTTGATTCAGGCTAATACCGATGGTATTACTGTAGCTTGTCTCCGTGATAAACTAGATGAATACTACGCTGTTTGTAAGCAGTGGGAGCAGCAAGTAAAGCTAGATTTAGAGTACGTCCAGTACAGCAAGATGTTGATTGCCAACGTGAACAACTACATTGCTGTAGACGTAAATGGTAAGGTCAAGCGTAAAGGTCTGTACCAGTACCAAGATTTAGGTTGGCACATGAACCAATCTGCTTTGGTTGTACCTAAAGCTGCTGAAGCTGCAATGCTTGATGGTTGTTCGGTTGCTGAATTTATTACCAAACACGCTAGCAATCCAGACAACAAGTACGACTTTATGCTACGAACTAAGGTTCCGCGTAGTTCTAGGCTTGTTATGGTTATGCGGGATGGTACGGAGGTTCAGCAGCAGAACATTTGCAGGTACTATGCTTGCGTAACTGGTGGCAAGCTGGTTAAGATCATGCCTCCGCTAGAAGGTGACATGGAAGAACGCAGGTTGAGCATTGATTCTCAGTGGAACGTGCGTACCTGCAACAACATCAGTGACTTTACAGGTGACATTGACTTAGCGTACTACATCGCTGAAGCTGAAAAGCTACTGATTGGTGTAGATGCTTAATAACCCTACTCCCAGCACCACCTTTACAAACCGCTTGACAGCCTACCGTTCCTCAAGCACAATCCCTGCATCGGATCAATTAACGGAAAGAACTAGCGTTCTTTCACTAACAGAAAGCAGCAAATGACTACTAAGGTTATTACCATCAAGAGCGTCAAGTACAATCTCGTTAGCGACAACGATGACAATTCTTGTGAAAGTTGTGCGCTTTACCATGACCCCGTGTACGATTATGCAAATTGTCTGGCAATTAGTTCAGAAACTAAATGCGGCTATCTTTCGCACTGGAAAGAAGTTAAAACAGCTAGCACCCCGGCTGTAACCACCTCAGCCTCAACCTTCGTTTACGACAAGCACTACCAAACGCTTATCCTAAGCCGAGATAACCAAGAAGTTCAGCGTATGCAAGTCCAACCACATGAACTTCAAGCATTGCTGCAGTTCTTGTCTGATGTAAAACTAAGCGATTTGATTGTTGACAGCAGCAGCAACAGCTAATAGAATAGCAACAGCTTCTGGGGCATCCCGGGACAAGCAGGGCAAGGGCCTGACACGCTACCTAGGGGAAGGGCGCCTAGGGTCATCACGCATGCACCTGACCCCGAAAGCCGGACAACAAACAGTTCCAAGCCGGGTGCAGCCGTGATGGTGAATGCGCAGGCTGATGCGCAGTGACGCAAGAGCGGGAGAGACTGGTAAGCGAAAACCGCACAGGTAGGCCTGAAAAGACTGGAGCCTGTTCTCAAGCACGGCAGAAATAGCGGGACGTGCCAACCCAGTAGCCCTAAGCCGGAAATTCAGCACCGGCCACCATCTTTATACAAGCTCTCGTGTCCTTGCAGTAGCCTTCTAAGCTACCATCGTTAAACGGCAAGACGGATGATAAGAGGTTCGATTCCTCCACGAGAGTCCATATAATTCTGTTTGACAAGTTGATGATCTTGCGTAAAATCATCGTTTCTAGTCGTGACTAATCTAATCGTCACATACCATTATCCTACATAAAGGAACCTCAATGTCTGATTTCTCTAAAATCGCTGGTACTCTGCTGTATGTTTGCATTCAAGAACCTGCCAAGGCTTATCAAGCTGTTGGTGAAGATGCAAAGCCGATGGAATGGAAAGTCTCAGTTGCAGTTGCGGATGAAGACGCCGTGGACAACTACGAAGCCTACGCTAAGTCAATCGACGCTAAGGTCAGTATCAAGAAAGTAAAGTCAGCAGAGTTTGAAGCTATCTACAAGTGCCCACCTCCTGAAGACGCTGGTAAAAACGTCTGGGTGTTTACCTTCCGTAAATCTACAGAACTTGGTAAGACCGGCAAGCCAGTTCCTGATATTTACAAGCCGAAGGTATTCCAGCGTAAGGGCAATACATTGCTTGACCAGACGAATTCAATCCTAGTTGGTAACGGTTCTACTGGTATCGTTTCTACTGAGGTGTTTACTCGGGCTAACGGTAGTTCTAGTATTTATCTCAAGAACGTACTAGTAGAGAACCTTGTAGAGTACGTTAAGCAGGAAGCTAGTTATGTTGTCGGTTCAGAGTTCGGTGCTACTGCAGAACAACCTAAGCAAGCTCCCGCTGCAGCCGCTAAACCAGCAGCTAAGAAAAAGCCGGTAGTTGAAGATGATGACTCTTCAAGCCCTTTTTGAGCTAACGTAATCTAGACTGCAGGGAGATAACTACTCCCTGTTTATTCACTTTAAGGAGCCTGTATGACCGAACAAACCACACCAGCAAAAACCCAAGCAGAGTTCTTCAAGCAACTAGTCGATCTATACACCCAGCTAGAAGCCTTTAACGATACCCTCAAGGCTGTCAAGCAAGAAGCTAAGGATCAAGGCTATGATGCTGCAATGCTCGGTACTGTAGCTAAGGCAGTAGCTGTAGACAAAGTAGCTGAATTGCTTGAAAAGTCACAAGCTACTGCAGAACTAATTGATGAGCTAGCTTAATGAATCTAGAACTAAACAACGAAAACATCCGGTCTATTTTGGTAGGCGGTATTGCTACGATTATCCTGGCTGTCTTAGCTTTGATTTTCTATCCGCTGATTGGAATCTTTGCAATCAATACTCTGTTCCCGATGTTGAGTATTCCGTATAACTTCTGGACATGGGGTAGTATGCTGTTTATCAAAGCGTATTTCTTCCGTACTAAAACAACTAGCTAAGCTTCTCACCCCAGCCTAACCCGCTGGGGTTTTATTACATCCGCTGTTGTCTGCTTGTTTATAGGAGCATAAATGCAAAAAACAAAACTAGTCTATGACTATGATCCTGTTATCTTCAAAGCGTGCTGTGCTGTAGAACTTCGGCAAATTAAATGCACAAACCTAGTAAACAAAGAAGAGCATGTGTTCAAATCAAGAACAGAGTTCTACGGAGATTGGCGTAAGAAAGCAGGCGGTTGGTTAGACCAGCAATCAAAAAGCGGTGCTGTATACGTGCTTGAAGATTACTCAATTGAAGATATTCGTGAAGTACAATCTCAAGAGAACGCTTTTCATATTGTTAAGCACCTGATTAAATCAACGAATGAGCACCTAGATTCAAACACATACTACGGGTATGTAGGGGGTACAGAAGGTAATTTCCGTAAAGATACTTGTACGCTTCTGCCGTACAAAGGTAATCGTAAAGACATGATTACACCGTACCATCTGGAAGCTGCTAAGGAGTACGTTCAGAAGTACCATTCAGCAGAACTAGCCCAAGGTGCAGAAGTAGATGACTATGTTAACCGTGATATGTACAAGTCTCTTAAATCAAACGAACAGCTAATCGGTGTAATCGCTGAAAAGGACTTTCTAGGTTGTGATGGTAACTGGTGGAACTTTGACCACGGTAAACTGTACAAGGTTCGTGGATTCGGTAGTCTTGACAGAACAGCAAGCAGCGTATTCGGTACGGGCAGAATGTGGAAATACTTCCAAGTATGCTGGGCAGACACTTCAGATAACTACGCAGCTAATTGTTTTTCTGATGTAAAGAACGGTCAGGTAGCGGTTTATAATCGTTTGAAGGATTGTAAAAACGATGTTGAAGCGTTTGCTGCTATGAAAGATCACTTTATGCATCTGTACCCGCAAGCAAAGCAAGTTGTTAATTGGAGAGGTGATAATCTTACAATCGACTGGTTGTACGTTATGCAAGAATGCTTTAACATGGCTCACCTAGAACGATGGAAAGGTGATAGGATTAACATCAAAGAAGTAATGACTAAACTAGGAGTAAGTCTAGAATGAAAGAACTAACTAATCTATACATTGATCCAAGGATTGCGGAGTTTTTAAAAAAGCATCTTGAATGGAAAGATATTACTGACAAATCAACTCAAGTAGGCTACCTAATCAAAGTAAGAGACCTACTCCCTGAGTATTACAACGATGGTCAATTCTGCGGTGGCTATTCAACAGCCCGATATAAGGTTGATAAGGAAGTTATTGAGATTTGCAGAGATCACGTAGGACTGCTTGAGTCGGTAAGGGTGAAGAAAGAAGGTTGTCTAGAATGACCACCGACCTTTACACACCAGACGATGTACGTAAGCTCCGTATCTTGCTACTGAAAGAACAACAACATGCTTGCGCTATCACCGGGGTTAAGCTAGCATCAACAGCAGGGCATCTAGATCATGCTCACGATTCAGAGCAGCTAGTACGTGGGGTATTGCACCCGCAAGCTAACATGCTGCTAGGTAGGCTAGAAGGTCTTGTAGCAAGGTTTCTTTACTTCTATCCCGAAGGATTACCTACGTTCTTACGCTGCTGTGCTGACTACCTAGAACGACCCAAGGATACCCGCTGGCGTCACCCAGGTTGGATGAAGAAGCTAGGAACTGAGTTCAACAAGCTGACAGCAAAGCAGCAGGATCAAGTCTTGGTAGCACTGGGGGAAGAACCACAGAAAAACCTAGCGGAACGTAAGGTTAAGTTCAAGAAGCTGTTGCTGGATAGAAAACTAGGTTATAGTAAAGTCTCCGAAGCAATCAACCGAGTCTAAAGAAGGTTACAAACTTCTTTGATTAACAAAGGAACTGAAATGAACAACGCTGAAGTTAAGCAGTCACTTATCAAAGCCCGTGAACTGATTAGCAAGCCGGAGAACTGGACTCAACGAGCTGTTGCTAGGACTCCGGAAGGACATAGAACATCTGCTTTGTCTACTAATGCTGTTTGCTATTGTGCAATGGGGGCTTTGCTTAAGATTTATCCGTTGTATCAAGGTAGCCGACATATTGGTGTGCTCGCTAAAGCAATGGGTGCCGATGTTGCGGACTACAACGATACTCACACCCACACAGAAGTTCTAGCTATGTTTGACAAAGCTATTGCTGCACTTAACTAATCACTACTCACAAAGGAACCTAATGCTAAACCAATCCAAGTTCTACACCACCGAAACCAAGCAACAGATCAGCTTCCTAGCTAACCAAGGTGTTTCTAGCCGCTACATCGCTGAAGCACTAGGTATTAGCAAGTCTGGAGTAAACGACTACATCAACCGAGATAAGCCTCATTTCCGTATTCCTAACGCTCGTGTTCTGGTTTATGATCTGGAAACCTCAGCAGCAGAAGTTCTCACGTTCGGAAGGTTCAAGCAGAACATCGGTCAAGCTAACGTTCTCAAAGAAGGTGGTATGATTCTCTGTGCTAGCTACCGCTGGCTTGATACCGACAAAACCTTCACGATGCATCTAACTCCTGATGAGATTAAGCGTCAGGATGATTCGCGGCTTGTGGCTTGGATGTTTGATCTGTATGAACAAGCTGACGCCGTGCTAGCGCATAACAGCCGTGGATTTGACCACAAGGTTCTGCAGACCCGTGCTCTTAAGGCTGGATTCCCTGCGCTACCGATGGTCAAGGTATTGGATAGTCTGCAGCTTGCTCGACGGTATCTAAAGCTGCCTAGCAATCGTCTAGATGCTATCGGTGAATACTTCGGTCTAGGCCGTAAGCAAGAAACCGGCGGTATCAGCCTTTGGCGTGATGTGCAAGCTGGTGATACAGCAGCTATGAAGCGTATGGTTGAATACTGCAAGCAAGATACCAACCTGCTATACGAAGTCTACCTAAAGCTTCGTGGTCTTGGTGCTACAGGAAACTTTGATGCTAGCTTGTTCTCTGCTGATAAATCAGGTACACTGCTCTGCAAGTCTTGTGGTAGTGCTGATATTCATGCTACTGGACGTGTAGTAGCTACCGGAGCTAACAACTTCGTAGAGCATCGCTGTAATAACTGCGGTGGTGTTCAGCGTAGTAAGCAGAAAGTAGTTTGGCATTAACTGTTAGTAGTTGCGTTACAACCCCGGCGTCAGGCCGGGGATTTCTTAGTTTTGATCTGTCCTAAAGGAACCAAATGCAAACAAACCAATACCTGCTCAACACCGCAGAGCAATACACGCTAAACGGTCTAGAGCAAGACGTTTATATGTTCAATAAGATTGCAGGTAAAGCTGCAACTGCTCCTACCAAGCAACAACTACTGCAACAGCTTGCACTAATCCAAGAAGAGCTAACCGAGACTATTGCAGCAGTAGAGGCTGACGATCAAACAGAAACTATCGACGGTCTTTGTGATGTGCTGATTACAGCAGTAGGCTTTAAGCACATGCTTGATCTGCAGGGATACAACACCAGCGAAGCCATGCAAGCCACAGCAGAGAACAACCTTAGCAAGTTCATTAAACTAGATGGTTACTCGGCTAGGGAGACAATTACGGAGAGTCTAATCAAGTACAAAACCAAGAACAAGATCACGGTAGTGCATAACGCCAAGTACGATGTGGTTGTCCTGCTGGATGAAAACAACAAGGTAAAGAAGCCCGCTGGGTTTGTTAGCAACGATCTGTCTAAGTTTATTCCTAAAGTTTAATTGGAGCTAGTATGAAAGTAAGGATTGTTAAGGCATTTTACCCGTGGGCATGGTATTCAGATCGCATTGGAAAAGAGTACGATGTTAAAGCCGACGGAAGCGACAAAGAATTTTATCAGTTAGCTGATGGTTCTGCGTATTGGATTAAGATTTCTGATGCTGAACCCGTCACTGACGTACAACCTGAGCAACCACTTGGTAAAAAGTACGATCAGGGTAAGCCAATGTATAACCTTCTACCAGCAGACGCACTAGAGGAAGTAGTTAAGGTTCTTACTGTAGGGGCTATTCGGTACAACGAACCTATCGACCAAGAGAACTGGCGGCTGGTAGACAACCCTCAAACTAGATACTTCGCTGCAGCACAGCGGCATCTATGGGCGGATAAACGTGGCGAAGATATTGACGCAGGAACTGAAGAGCACCCAGGTACAGACTGTTATCATCTAGCTTGTGCTATCTCTAGTCTGATGTTCAAGCTGCAGCTTAAGATTGAACAAGCTAATAAACTAAAGGGGAAGAAATGAAAGTAAGAATTGTTAAGTGCAGTGGTAATGCATATTGGTATAAAGACTCGGTAGGTGCAACGTTCCGTGTTTCGCCTCAAACTAATAATGTCTCATATTTTGTAGAAGGGTGTACTGGAAAACTTATTGATATTGAAGATGCTGAAATTGTGGCAGAATATCAAGCAAAGACTATACCCGAGTTTCCGTTGCCAGATGGTGCTTTGTTTATTGGTTCTGGTGCTCAGGCTCCGCTATCCGGATACTCAACCGCTACAGTTCGTGCATACTCCGACCAGCTTATTGTCATCATCAAGGAACTGAGGCAGGAACTTGCCCAGCACAAGACTCTAGTTCAAGCAGTAGAACAGCAGACTAGCAAAGTAGCAGCATTGCTTCGGCATTACGAACGATCTACCGTAGACGGCTACGCTATCAATAGCTCTACAACCAATTAAAACCAGCCTAGAAGCCGCTGTAGCAGCCTCAGATAGCCTAGGGTAGCCTGACAGCTTTACAGCGTCTTGTAGCGCGTTCTATGGCTTCGTAGAGCCTCTAGCAACCGTTCATTGTCAGTTTCATAACCAAGCTGTATAATCCTTGTCCCGTAGCGAACACTGAACACTGTTCATGAAAACCTTAAAGGAACCAAATGCAAACACCAGAACTAATTACGGAGAAGCCTAGGCAATCCAACCGACAATCAGCTATCGTAGCTACGGTCATCATCAGTGAATCGGAACTAATCCAAGCATTGCCTGATTACCAACCTGAGGATGAAATCAACAAACCACAGCAGTTCAAACAACTCCTGCATGGTCTTGGTATGGATACTACCCAGGCTTATGTGCGGCAGGATAACCTAAAGCATCGCAACCGCCTAAACCAAGTAGTGCATTGCAATCGGTGGCTAGGAGAAGAACGTCTAGATAAGCAATGGATCAACTCGGGTTATGCTTCGGTAGAAGCTAAGGATAAAGCTAGCGGTAGCTTCATGCTTGAGTCGCTGTACCGAGAAAAGATGCATACTACAGACGCGCAGGATTATCTAGAATCCAAGGACAGATACACCAAGGTTGATAAGTCGGCTTGGGAATAATTACAACTAACTGAGTAAAATATGAAAAACTACCTGCTGCCAATTGCAGTTCAAAAAGAGCCTATTGAATTTGCCGATCAACAACTAAAGGTGTTCTGGCTTAGTGATGAAATCAAAGTAGAAAAAGACGTACAGGATGTTTTGGTAAACTTTACCGAAGCAGAGAAACATGCTGTTATTACTACGCTGAAGCTGTTTAGTATTTATGAAACTCATGCAGGTTCTGAGTATTGGGGCAGTAGGTTCAAGCAGATGTTTGATTCTGCAGAGTTTCACCGGATGGCTTCTGTGTTCAGCATGTTTGAACTAGCTGTTCATGCTCCGTTCTACAACAAGATCAACGAACTACTGCATATCAATACACCAGAGTTTTACCTGTCGTATCTAGATAATCCAGTGCTTAAAGAACGTGTAGAGCATATTGGTGAAATTATTGACCACGAGGATGATCTTGTTTCATTAGCTGCTTTCTCAATGGTAGAGGGAGTTATTCTGTACAGCTCTTTTGCTTTCCTAAAGCACTACCAATCTCAAGGTAAGAACAAGCTGCTGAACATTGTCAGAGGTATCAACTTCTCTGTTCGGGATGAGAACTTGCATTCGCTTGGTGGTGCATGGGCTTTCAAGCACAAGCTAGGTCAATTAGGTAACAAAGCAACCCCTGAATACAAGCAAAATATTGAAGCTAAAGTACGAGAAGTAGGTCGAAAGATTTACGAGCACGAACAGCAGATTATTAGTATGTTGTTTGAGAAAGGTAAGATCGAGAACATTACCGCTCATCAGCTAGAATGCTTTGTTCAATCTCGTGTAAACGAATGCTTGAAGCAACTAGGCTTTGATAAGGAATACGAAGTAACCTACAACCCTGTTCAATCTTGGTTTTACAAAGGTATTAACGACTATACTTTTAACGACTTTTTCTCAGGGGTAGGTAACAACTATCATCGTAATTGGGATGAAACTGCATTTACTTGGAAAGGTAACGAATGACCGATAATCTGTATAAAACCCTTAGTGATAAGCGTAAGAAACTCCAGAAAGATGGACTAGTCCCTAGTTGGTACACGACCTCTGGTTTGCAGATGTTTGAAGCTAAGTACGAATACGAAACTAACGGTAAGTCTGTCCGTGGGCAGTTTGAGCGTATTGCCAAGACAGCAGCAAAGCATCTGGTAGGCACTAAGTTTGAAGCAGAGGCAGAAAACCAGTTCTTCAATTTGCTATGGAACGGATGGCTAAGCCCATCTACTCCAGTTCTGGCTAACATGGGCACGACTAGAGGTATGCCTGTGTCTTGCTCGGGGACGGTGGCTGAAGACTCAGTAGACGGTTTCTATAGCAACCTGCATGAAGTAGCAATGCTTACCAAGAACGGGTTTGGTACAGCTACTGATCTTAGTTATATTCGCCCGCGTGGTTCAAAGATCAGCGTAGGTGGTAAGGCATCTGGTGTATTGCCGATTATCAAAGAGCACGTAAACGCTATGCGTAACATTGCTCAAGGCACGGCGCGCAGAGGCGCATGGGCATGCTACCTGAATATTGAACATGGGGACTTCTTTGAACTTGCAGGTCATATCCTAGCTGAACCTGACGATTTAAACGTAGGTTGGACTATCAGTGATAAGTTTATTCAGCGGTTGAATTCTAACGATGAAGATGCTGTAGCACGGTTTCAACGGGCTATGAAAGTAAAGATGGTAACTGGTAAGGGTTACTTTTTCTTTATTGATAAAGCTAACGCTAAACGTCCAGCTATGTACAAAAACAAGGGTTTGTTTATTAACAATTCCCAACTGTGTTCAGAAATCATGTTGTTTAATGATGAGGATCACACTTACACTTGTCAACCTGATTTTGCAAGCGTAATTAAAAACGGTGTAGGGCTTTCTACGCTGAAAGATGTAAATGTTGGCGACCAAGTATGGTCGGAGTCGGGTTGGACAACGGTGGTCAACAAGGTGTCGTCCGGTGTTAAAGCTGTAAACAAATACTCGACGCCTAATGGTGTTTTTATTGGCACCGAAGATCATAGAGTTGTTGAGCACGGTGAAAAAATTCAAGTTAAGGATGCTGAATCAATTGATGGGCTTAAGTACGAATACCAAGTAATCGATGGACTTTTGAATGAGTACATCATGGACGGACTAGTTACTGGGGACGGGACGAAGAGAAATAACAAAACTGTTTTGTGCGTTGGTGAAAACGATCAAGACTACTATACGTCTGAGATTGGACACATGCTGGACCATACGGGTTATTCTTATTTTAGAAATGTTAAGATTAACACTGTTAATGTAGAAACCAAAACTTACGAAAGAGACATTGAAATTTCTCGCCTAGACTCTAATGAGAAGATTGGCTCGTTTCTGAGGGGGTTGTACACTGCTAATGGAGCAGCGGTTAAACAACAAGACGGCGGCGTTCACATTATCTTAACTGCAACCTCATTGCAAGTTGCAGAAAAAGTGCAATTGCTAGGAAAAGCTCTCGGTATGCTGCCTAAGATTTATAAATCAAAAGGAGTTTTAACGGATTTTGAAAATGGTACTTATCTCTGCAAAGATTCGTACAGAGTTGTAATTAACAGGGAAACGGATATTGATTACTTCACAAGTAATATTGGATTTATTCAAAAATATAAACAAGCAACCTTAAATGAAAGGATTAAGAAAAAACCAGTCAATCGTAAAATTAACTCTTCTATTACAGATGTAGAATATCTAGGAGAGTATGAAGTTTTTCATATTGAAGTAGATAATAAAACTCACACGTATTGGACAGGTGGCTTGAATGTCTCTAACTGTGTGTTGTCATCTATGAACGCAGCTAAGTATGATGAATGGAAAGACACTGCTGCAGCCTATTGGGCTACGATTTTCCTAGATTGTGTAGCTGGTGAGTTTATTGAGCGTGCTAGTGGTATTCGTGGTCTTGAAAAAGCAGTAAAGTTTACCGAAAAGAGCAGAGCCCTCGGTCTAGGTATCTGCGGTATTCATACGCTGTTCATGCAGCGAATGCTACCGTTTGAAGACTTTGAAGCTCATATGCTGTCTCAGGATATTTCAGCTAAGATTTACAAAGATGCTAAACTAGCTTCTGCACATATGGCTATTGAGCTTGGTGAGCCTGAGTGGTGTAAAGATTACGGTGTACGCAATACTCATCTTATTGCTATTGCTCCGACCAAGAGCACGGCACTTTTGATGGGTGGTGTATCTGAGGGTATCAACCCTGATCCAGCTATGAGCTACAATCAGACTACTAGCGCAGGAGAGATTGATCGACTAAACCCTGTATTGCTTGCTCTGATGAAATCTAAGCATGTGTATACTAAAAAGCATGTTCAAGAGATTACAGACAAGCAAGGTTCTGTCCAGCATGTAAGCTGGTTAACTGAAGATGAAAAGCGAGTATTTAAGACAGCGTTTGAAATCAATCAGAAAGCGGTACTTCGATTAGCCTCTGCTCGTAGCCGGTATATTGACCAATGGCAGTCGCTTAACTTGTTCTTTGCTGCTGATGAACACCCGGCTTGGATTGCGGAAGTTCACAAGGAAGCGTTTGAAGACCCTAATATCCTTGCGCTGTATTACATCTATACTCAGGCCGGTGTGCAAGCATCTAAAGGAGAATGCGAAGCCTGTATGTAATCTAACAACCTAAAGCAAAAACCCCGTAAACGGAACCTTAACTGGCTCTGCTTACGGGGTTTTCTTCGTTTGTAAATCTGTATATTACGGTGTTTTCATTACTAGCTTAATCATCTGAATCCTATGCTCTAGTCCAATAATCCCGCCGTTAATCCGCTTAGTTAATCCTGTCCAATCTTGGTTATCGCAGTATAAATTAAGGTTGTTCTTGTTCCAGAACCATCCTGCAGTTAAACAAGCGTACTTAGCTTCAGCTACTAACTCAGGGTTAGCTACTAGATCAACCCCTAGAGCGTCGCCACAGGCTCTGTAGTTAGCTTTGCCCGTTAGTTGGATAAGACCCCTACCTCGGTACTTCCAGCCTTCTCCTGAGGCTTCTGAGCCGTTTCCTAGCCTATCTGCGTAGACACGGTTAGCTATACGTTCAGGATTACGATGGTACGGTGCAGCAGTTGCTGTAGTAAATCTACTAGGCCAAGTCTTTACTAAACCTTCCTTGCTGTAGTTCAGGTTCTCAACCAAGGTCTTAAACCCTGATTCATGCAAGCATTGTCCGATGAAGCCAGCTTGCTGGTAAGCTGTAGTAATACCAAACTTACCGAAGGTTTCTAACAGCGGTTCTAGCCATTGTTCACCAATACCCAGTGCTAGCAGTTTCTGTTTAGTCAGCATTTTAGTCAGCCTCTGTAGGTTCTTTCTTGGTACTAGCCATTAGCTGAGTTTTAGCTGCTGAACCTGCGCTGCTACCAAAGATATAATTGATAATCGTAGCGATTACAGTACCAAGCAGAAACCCTAGAATAAGATCAGCAAACCTTACGTTATCCGGTGGGATGGTAACGAAAGTAATACAAGCAATATACACGGTTGCAAACAACGACCAGAACGTAGCAAAGAAATAAACAAACCTTTTACTGAACGTATCAGATTGACCTAGTGCAGCTACTTGCATAGCCCTAGCATCTGCTGTGTTCTTGTTAGCTTGGTCTATTTTATATTCTTCATGCTTCTGAGTCTTTTCTTTTAGTTTTAGTATCTCTTCTGCTGACATATCCGGTTTCAGTTCAATACCTAGTTTGCTAGATACGTACTCTGCCCCGTTGTCAATAACAGCTTCAGCTAGTTTAGGTAGCTTGTTCTGTACGAGCATGCTAACGATGCCTGCTAGTAGTGGTGCCATATAGTTCTCCAATGTGTTTAGAAGCAGCAGAAGCCTGTTTAAGCCGCTGTAGCAGCTTCAGGCTAGGGTGACCTAGGTAGACACTCTACAGAGCCTTGTACGGGCCTGTAGGCCCTACTGCTTACCTTGTAGGCACCTTAGAATCATTCCTAGGTTTGTTCTCAGTTCAGTAACCGGTGTTTAACCGGGATTCAATACCCCGTATTTAGCGTCTGACCTTCTACCGGATTACGTAGCAGGTACTGCAAATGAGCTACTTCTGAGGTAAGCAGTTGAATCTCGTTATGCAGGCGCTGGTTCTCAAGGCTAAGGTTATTAAGCTGTCTGTTCAGAGCAAGAATCTCTACTTGGAACTTAGACAACTGCTCAGATAAGTTCTGGTTATTAGCTGATAGTCTGATTAGTTCCTCATGCATCATTGAGACTACAGATTGCTCTGTGGACGTTTCTTTGAACGACTTAAGCACTCGTTGAACTGCTAGAACCGCACCAACTACCGCCATTGCAACCAAGGATACTAACTGAACTAAATCATGCGTAGCTAGAGCGGTAATATCCATCAATGCACCATTACTGCAATTTCACAGCGGTTATCTGGTAGCAAGCGGTTTACTCTACCTACTGCTAGCTTGTATTGCTCAAACGTGCAATCAGTAATATGCTTACCGATGATCTTACCGTTAGTATCTGCAGCAGCAATGATATAGCCGCTAGCTGAACTAGCCTGTACGTTACAAGGAACCTTACCAGAATAAGCAATACGATCTACTAGTTGTCTAGCTTGTTCTAGCTTTGTCTCAAACTCGGCTAGCTTAGATTGATATTCTGCTAGTTGCTCAGGAGTTGCACCGGCAGGCTCATCTGGCTTAACGCCGACTGCTTCCGCATTGCCCCACACATCACCACCTACATAACTAGGATCAGTTGATTTAACACCGAATCGAATAGCTTCTGCAAACACATCAGTTAGTGTACCATCTTGCTTAAAGCCTACTAGACTACCCTTGCTGATCTTAAGACCGTTGTTATGCTCGTATTCAGCATAGTCGGCGCCGGATGCGTTGACAGTACCTGCTGCGTTAATAGATCGGGATGTTGATGCGCTCCTAGGCACTAACATTGCCGCTTGAGCAGCGTTCGGAGTAGCACCAGCGTTAGTGTGGTGAATAGTCAAAGAGTCACCCAATGCACCGGCTTGAATAGACACACCTACAGCCCCCGCTGAAAACGTAGGGCCAACAACAGCTAGTCTAGCGTTTGAGGTGTTCGATGTTGTACCAACTAGTAGATTACCGGAAGAGTCTATTCTTGCGCGCTCGCTAGCAACACTAAATACGATACCATCTGAGTTTGTAGAGTTACCTCTTAGAAATCCAACAGAGGCTAAAGACCCAGAGCCTACGAAATCAAACGTAAGCGCACCTTGTTCAGTACCTACACCCGTACCAGTCCCGTTCATAAACCCTAGTCTAAACCCAGGATCAGATGCACCTTTTGTAAAGTAAGCTGTGCGGGCACCTCCACCAGTTTCTACTACGTCTAGTCTAGCTCCTGCTGATGTGGTACCTAGCCCAGTTAAACCGTTTACCGTTAGGTTTCCGGTAACACCTTGATCGCCTGCTACTACGTTAGGTACTTGGGCATTGAACTCAGATACAAACGTAGGCAATGCTGCCATGAAAGCATCTCCCCTAGCTGCGAAGTTAGCTGGGTCTGATCTAGCCGGTGGGTCTGGCAAAATTGATAAAGCCATTATATTTCTCCAATCTTTAGGTTAATTAGTTCTGAGTCAATGACTCTACTTCTAGGGTACACAGCGATTTACTAGGGTAGGAAATATCAATATTGAAATCCTTATAGAATCCAAGCATTGATAAAGCTACGTACAGGCTATCATCAGAGGCAATCCATACTGCTGGCGTAGCTCGCAGTTCTGACAGCACTTTCTGAGTCTTGGTAATCTGTGTGTTATCAATCATCATCTGAGCTTGCATACGCTTGCTGAACCCACGCTTAATAAAAGTAGTTACACCAGCTTCAGAAGTGTCTTTCTTGCTGTAGTCAATAATACCCAGGTTAGTACCGTACTGAGTAGCACCTAGATCGTACACAGTACCGAAAATCATACTACCAATTTGTACGGTAGTTCCAGTAATAGTTACAGTTACTCTAGCGTTGAAGTATGGTGGAATATCGGTTAATACTACTTCGGTAAGCTGTGCAGATGGCTCAAAGAAATACTGATACCAGTCTGCAATAATAGCCCCATCTAGCATGATTGTCTTGGTATAGACTACAGTACCCCCCGGAGAATCAGTAATAGAGACACTAAGCGTGCTTCCCATGATATTAAAGAACGCTAGGCTAGAGATATATCCTGGGGATAATACTACAGTAAGACTAGTTGTTGCTGTAGTAGCTGTGCTTACTTCAGTATCAAACATAGCACTACGATTATCCGGACCTAATTTTACCCACTCTAATGGACTAATATCAGGTTGATGGTTAAGGTTGCTGCTAACTAAAGACTGGTAAATAAACCCACCGTAGTTTACTTTGTCTCCAGTCGCGTAAGTAGTTCCTGAACTGTAAGCAGCATGTGTTTCAACAGCGGTTGTACTTACTAAGTGCAAAGCTGAGTTATATGTTGTAGGTTTAACTACTTTCATACTTTCCTTTATTATATAAAAGAAGGGGAAGTTTCCAACCCCTTCAGATTTGCTAGAAAGAGTTT